TGCTCTGAATACTGTTAAAGTACGTATGTCCTATATGAATAATGCGTATGTTGGTAGTATGGCTGGTTTAGAATTTGTGATCAAAGAGGATCAATTGCCTAGAGAGTATAAGGAGTATCAGAGATGAATTTAAAATACACGCTAGCCGACGCACAAGCGGACGGGCAAGCACCATGGAAAGATCCTATACTAGAAGATTTCCATGTGGTCATTTATGCAGACAAGTATCCTGTTACAGAGGGTCATCTTTTGTTTGTACCACAATATGCCGCAGACGGAGTTATTGAAGACTGTTTCGCAGACGCACTTAAAGTGGGCAAACAAAAGGTGAAGTCTGGTGAGTGGGACGGATTTAATATTGGATTGAATTGGGGAGAAGCTGCAGGTCAGACTGTGCCATATCCTCATATTCATTTGATTCCCCGCCGCAAAGGAGATATGGAAGATCCTACTGGGGGTGTCAGGCATGTGATACCAGAAAAGGGCAATTATCGTAAATGGCAAGAATAACTGTTCCTTGGGCTAATCAAAATAACACATGGTGGAATGAAACCTGTGCTAGAGTCATTGAACATTTTGGGTTGCCCGGCGGACGTTATGTAACAGAGATCAGTGCAGAATGTATGCATTTTGATTTTCGCAATGAAAAGGACGCACTGATGTGCAGATTATTAATAAGCGACAGCATTGTATGAAAGATAAAATAATCATAGGCATTCTTCTTTTAGTGTGTATAGTGATACTTGCCAATGCCGATTGGAATAATAGAACTGTGATCTATGATTGCAGTCTAGCAGAGATCAGTCCAGATTACCCGCAAGAAGTAAAAACTGAATGTCGTAGATTACGCATAGAAGAATTCCGTGAAAAACAAATACAAGAAAGAAAGACCATATTAATATGAAACATTGGACGTTAACCCTCGAAGAAGATCCCGAAACTAAAGAATTAATATTACCGTTCACTGACGAAATTCTAGAAGCTGTAGGGTGGAAGCCAGGTGATGTTATAGTTTGGAAAAAGAAAGATGACAAGTCCTGGACCTTAAGGAAAAAGGTTGACAAACTGGCTAAAAAGAGTGTATAATATATTATGAGCAAAATTAAAATAGCAGAACTATTTTACAGCATACAAGGTGAAGGACGCTACATGGGCGTGCCTAGCATATTCTTACGCACATTTGGATGTAATTTTAAATGCGCAGGCTTTGGTATGCCCAAAGGAGAACTTAGTGAAGAATATCTTAAAATTGATCCAACACAATATTCCAAATACGAAGAACTTCCATTGGTTAGTACAGGATGTGATAGCTACGCTAGTTGGGATCCTGCTTTCAAGCATCTTAGTCCTATGCTTACTGTTGACGCCATTACTGATCGTATTACAGAAATTTTACCGTTTAATACGTGGCAAGACGAACATCTCGTCATCACAGGAGGCGAACCTTTACTAGGTTGGCAACGTGCATATCCAGACTTGCTTAATCATCCTACAATGGCGAGTTTAAAAGAAATTACATTTGAAACAAATGGTACTCAAAAGCTAACAGATGAATTTAAAGACTATCTAGTACAGTGGCAAATGCCCGACTTAGAATTTAATAGAGAAGTTACATTTAGTGTGAGTGCTAAATTGAGTTGCTCCGGTGAACATCCCGACGAAGCAATTAAACCTGAAGTTGTTTGTGAATATGAAGAAGTTGGATACACATATCTAAAATTTGTTGTTGCAACAGAAGACGATGCAGAAGAGGCACTAGAAGCCGCAGACATTTATCGTGCCGCTGGATTTAGAGGACCAATTTATTTGATGCCAGTAGGCGGTGTCGAAAGTGTGTATACTCTTAATAATCGCCGTGTTGCAGAATTGGCAATGAAACATGGATTACGGTATAGTGATAGATTACAGGTGCCGTTATTTAAAAATGAGTGGGGAACATAATGAAAAAATTTATCGAAAAGCTATTTGGTTTTGAAAAACTCAGACAGGAAAAAGAATCACTGCAAGACGCCAGAGACAAGGCGGTGGCAGAAACAGTACGAGCTCAAGAAAAAGAAGAACTTAGTAAATTAAGTGAAAAGGATCGTGCTACTCGTAAAAAAGAACCTTGGGTAGGTGTAATTAATACTCATGTTAACACAGACAATGTTCGTAATGGTTTTTTTGAACTTGACTGGAATGAACCATTTGTGTTAAAATTAAGACAAGAAGGTTACGGATACGATGGTGACAAAGACGAAGAAATAGTTGATCGTTGGTTCCGAGAACTCTGCGCTAATGTAGTTGTCGATGGTGACTACGGTGGCCCGATTAACACAGGCGTAATTGACATTAACGAAGTTAAAAGAAAGAATCAATGACATATATTATAGTTGATACAGCGAATACATTTTTCCGTGCTAGACACGTTATTAACGGCGACGCTGATATCAAACTAGGCATGGCTTTTCATATCACACTTAACAGCGTGAAGAAGGCATGGCAAGACTTTAACGGCAGTCATGTTATATTCTGTTTAGAAGGTCGTAGCTGGCGCAAAGATTATTATGCTCCTTACAAGGCGCAACGTGCAGCCGCTCGTGCCGCACATACAGAAAAAGAAGCAGACGAAGAAAAGATCTTTTGGGAAGCATTTGACACTTTTAAGGATTTCATTGCAGATAAGACTAACTGCACAGTATTGCAAAATCCACGGTTAGAAGCAGATGACTTAATTGCAGGATTTATTCAAAGTCATCCTAACGATAATCATGTTATTATCAGCACCGATACAGACTTTGTACAATTGATTGCTCCTAATGTAAAGCAATATAACGGAGTGATGGAAACTACGATCACACACGAAGGTATCTTTGACGCAAAAGGCAAAAGAGTCATCGACAAGAAAACGCAAGAACCTAAAACGATCCCAGATCCAGAATGGTCATTGTTTGAAAAATGTATGCGTGGTGACACTAGCGATAATGTATTCTCTGCATATCCAGGAGTACGCACTAAAGGCACAAGCAAAAAAGTAGGGCTTACTGAAGCGTTCGAAGATCGTAAAAGTAAAGGATATAACTGGAATAATCTTATGTTACAGAGATGGACCGATCATAACGGTCAAGAGCATCGTGTACTAGAAGATTATGAACGAAATCGCAGACTGATCGACTTAAGTCATCAGCCCGAAGATATCAAAGCAATTATTGCTGAAACTATTACAACAGCAACTAGTGCTAATAAGAATATCAGCCAAGTGGGAATTAGATTAATTAAATTTTGTAATCTATATGACCTTAAAAAGATCGCAGATCAAGCACAAAGCTATGCGGAACCGTTGAATGCGAGATACACAAATGAAAATCAAACTATGTCCGTATGAAGATACATGTATTAGTAAATCAAATACCTGTTGGGAGAACACAATGACAGACTTACACGCAAAACCGATTATAGAAAATAAATTTTGGATCGTAGAAAAAGACGGGGAGAAATTTGCCACGTTGAGAAAGAATGAAGACAATCGCTTTGTTCTTAGCAATGAAGAAGGTATCAAAATTTACGATACCAAAGAAAGTCTAACCAAACAATTTGGCAAAGATTTCTTTGTGGCCAAGATCGTAAAAGAGGCAGACGATGCATTACCCAATGAAGTTCATGGGTATTCCACTAGTGTGGCTCCACATAATGCCATGTTTGATATACAACGTAAATTACCTTTGTTTACCAAGAGCGGTGATTCGAAAAGTCTTTACTGCGCAGGTTACTATGTGATACGTTTTGAGAAGGGATGGGTCAAATCGTTTTGCCCTAAACTGATTACTCTACAAAGATACGAATATAAAGGTCCGTTTAAAACAGAAATTGAAATGAAACAGGTATTATCAAATGTCTCAAAATAATCTTCCCACAAATCTTCCCACCGTAGAAAGACTGATACAGCGTGTTGTGGCTGCTGAAAAGAGTCAACAAAAGGATATTCGCATATCTATACAAGAAGCTAGAGACCTAACTGCTGAATTAGCTGTTATGACCAGCAAATTAGGTCGTACAGTGCAGGAAATACACGAAATGCTGGCTCAGATACGCGAATCTACTACT